CTGAAAAAGATTGGCATGTTTCTGATAAAGCACATACAAGCTTAAACGGCAGCAATCCTTATACAGATAAATTAGCTAAAGTTGATGCTTTCCCCGCAAAATATAATGGCGATTGGAAATCTGCTGCTCCTGTTTCAGATGGCAAATCTCATTCTGGAAATTTGGATGGCGAAATGAGTTCTGCTCATACTTCTGGTGGAAAAGATATTTTCCCTGATCTTTCTAATCCTTATATTTTGAAAGATGAAAAACCACAAGTTCATGATGATAGTCCTAATGTTGTCGATGGTGACAATTTAGCAACTAATCAAGGTGGCGACACTTGGCCAAAATTGTCTAATCCATACCTTCCAAAAGGTGGCATGACATTAGATCAATCTTTTAAGCATCTTAGTGATAGCGAAAAGTAAAGGAGACTTCACATGAGTATGCTACTTATAGATTCTTGCCAAAATAATGGCATAAATTTACAGATCAATGAAAGCTCCCACGGAAGAATTCGTTTTCGTGGGAAATTTCAAGCTGTAAATGAAGTCAACAAAAATGGCAGAATATACAGCGAAAGTGTTTTAAGGCAGAATGTCGAAGCTTTGCAAGATTTGATCAAAAGAAGAGGCTTGGTTGGCGAATTAGACCATCCAACTGATTCTATTGTTCACTACGAAAAAGCTTCTCATGTTATTACTAAACTTTGGTGGGAAGGCAATGCATTAATGGGTGAAGGGGAAACTCTTAACACTCCTTACGGCAGAACTCTTCGTGCTTTGTTAGAAGACGGAATTCCACCAGGTATTAGTAGTCGTGGTGTTGGTAGTGGTAAGACAAACGAACAAGGTCATTTGGTTATATCTGAAGGATATAAGCTAATTACTTTTGATATTGTTGCTGATCCATCTACTCATGGTGCTTTTCAACAAAGAATTACTGGAGAGAGTTTTTCTCATACTCCACAAATTATTCCAAATTATTCAGCAAAAAATACATCTTCGAGCATAAATAGTATTAACAAAGATGCATTAATTGCTGCTTTAGGCGGGATTATTAATAATTATACTTCCAATTTAAAGAGAGGTTAGGAATGGACAAAATTACTGAAGCTTTGAAAAAATTACTTCCTGAAAATCAATTCAATGAAGTTTCCTCGGCTGTTCAAGACATGTTAAATTCAGCCAAGGATGAAATGGAAAAAGAATACAACAAAAATCTTGAGGAAGCTTATGCACAACTTTCTCAAGACTTAGAATCTGCTGAGAAGACTGCTTACCAAGGTTATCAGGAAGCATATGCTATTATTTCTGATCTCCGCAATAGGCTTGAACTTCAATCAGAAGAGTTCAACAAAGTCATGGAAGAAGGCTACGAAGAAGCTTACCAAATGCTTCTTGCAGAACGCAACAAGAACAAAGACATTGAAACAGAATTGTACGAAGAATACGATGGCAAGCTTGCTGAAATGAAGAACTACATCGTTGAAAAAGTAGATCAATTCTTGCAACAAAAAGGCGTTGAAATTTACGAACAAGCTAAGAAAGATATTCTCAGCGATCCAGCACTTGTTGAACACAAGCTTGCTTTGGACAAAATTGCTGACATTACTTCTAGCTATTTGAAGAATGAAGATGCTGCTTTTGCAACTTCCTCCAAACTCAACGAAGCTTCCAAGTCTATTGAAGAGCTTCGCAATCAAGTTCGTTTGTTAGAAGCAAGGAATATTCGCCTTTCTACTGACAATACAAAACTTCACGAAACTGTAAAGAAATTTAACTCTTTGGTTAACGAAAACAAAAGTGTTAACGAATCTGTAAAGGCAGATAAAAAAGCTAAGGTAATTAGCGAACAGAAAGAAAGAACTGAGAAAGTAAAGAATGTAAGCGGGAGAGGTCAAATAGATACCGATCAAGTTCAGGTTATTGCGGAATATAACTCTGGCAACGGTAACGAAAACAACGAATTGCTTGTATTATCAGGCATTAAAAAGCTTTAATTAAGAGGTTAAAAAGAAAATGAATACTATTTCCAAATTTTTGAATGAGTCCAAAGAACTCGAATCTCGTTGGGCCTCAACTGGCATTCTTGATGGTATCGGTGATCGCTACATGCGTTCTGCTACCGCAGTTTTGCTTGAGAACCAGAGACTTATTAACGAAGTTTCAACTGACATCTCTGATGTTGCTCAGTTCAAACGAATCAGCATTCCTTTGGTACGCAGGATTTACCCACAGTTGATCGCTAACAAGATTGTATCTGTTCAGCCTCTCTTGGGACCAACTGGTTTGGTTTACTATCTCCGTTTCCGTTATTCCTCCAATAAAGGTGCAGTTCGTGGCGCATCTAACAATGGCGGTTTCCCTGGTGACGATGTAAACAGCTTGCAACAGTTGGCTGATGGTACTGCTAACCTTGATGTTTATTACAGCAGCCAGTTTGTTCAGAACGAAAGTCACACTGATGCTGGTGCAACTACCACCTTCAGCTTCGTTGTTGAACACACTCCAATCTTGGCTGGTACTTTAACTGGTACTATCTATGATGGTGGCGTAGCTATCCAGACATTCAGCGTTAGCTCTTCCAATGTATTCAGCTTTACTCCAATCGGATCTCCTTCTGATTATGCAGAAGCTGGCACTATTGACAACACCACTGGATTGTTAACTTTAACTATGAACAATCCTTTAGGCTCTTCTAGCGCAGTGATTAACTACCAATACAACATGGAATGCAATCAGGATCTTCCTGAAATCAACCTTGTTATTGAATCTGAAGAAATCGCAGCTAAAACTCGTAAGTTGAAGGCTGTGTGGAGCTATGAAGCTCAACAGGATCTTCGCTCACAGCATAACCTTGATGCTGAAGCTGAATTGACAGCTGTTCTTGCTCAAGAAATCAATCTTGAAATTGATCGTGAAATTCTTCAAGATCTTCGCTTGAACGCTGGTACTGTTGCAGCTTGGGATTACAGCACCGCATTAGGTGACACTGTAAAAGAAAAATATGAAAGTCTTTATGTTAAGGTAACTGAGGTTTCCAATGTTATCCATCGTAAGACTCTTCGTGGTGGTGCTAACTGGTTAGTAACCAGTCCTGAAGTTGCAAGTATCTTTGAAACTGCAACTGCTGGTTTTGCACCTGCTCCTAGCGAAACTTTCACATCCTCTTTGGGTGTACAGTATGTTGGCACTATCAACAATCGCTGGAGACTCTATAAAGATCCATTGTTCCCAAGCAATCAGATTCTTATGGGCTATAAAGGTGATTCTTATATGGACAGCGGATATTTCTACTGCCCCTATGTACCTTTAACACAAACCCCAACCGTACTTGATCCTGAAAGTTTTTGCCCAAGGCGTGGCATATTAACCAGGTACGGCAAAAAGTTGCTTCGTGAAGGAGCAAAATTTTACGCAAGGCTTTCGATTGCTAACTTTGTTATCTAATAAAGTTGCAAACAAAAAAAACCTTGACTGGAAACAGTCAAGGTTTTTTTGTTTTATTTAGATGAAATTTTTTAAATATCATTTCTAATAAAAAAATCTTGACAAAATATGTTGCCTTTTATAATATATTTCTTTCTATGACAGGAGGTTTTTATGAATGAAATATCATTTGAAAAGTTTGTGGAAGTTTTTTGTAAGACATTTGAAAATTCTTATTCACCAGATGAAATATGCGAAGATACATTAGTATTTGATTTGAAAGTAGATTCTCTAGACATGATGCAAATTATATTTGATATGGAAAGTAATTTTAACATTAAAATAGATGATTGCATTTACAACAATATCAATAAAGATACAACTTTGAAAAATTTGTACGATTACATTTTAAAATTCCAAATGATTTAATATATTTTTTTTAATTTCATTTGGAATATGATTTTTTATTATATTAAAAAACTTTGATACATTTTTTTTATCTGAAAAAATGTAATTATTTTTACTTTCAATTAGAGGAAGATCTAAAAGACAAAAGTACTTTAAAATATTCTTGTTAGATTTTTTATCTTCGTTCATTTTGAAGCCACATTCAAAATCATTTATAAATCCTCTATCTAGAAACAAGCAACATATAGAAAGTGGCCTGAGAGATTCTAATGTTTGTAAAGAAATTTCTTTATTATTTTTTTTATAAAAAAGATCATAATAAGGCATTAATAATTCTGTTGAAATAGAATTCCATCTAAAAGAATATTGATCTTCAATAAATGATTTTGGCCTAGAAAACCTTTTAAGTTCATAAGCTTTGCATCTAATCCAAGTTGGATTTTTTTTAGTAGATCTCATTAAAAGATGAGGATTTTTTGATTTTTTTGGAAAAATAATTGAAGAAGTTCCAAGCAAAGTGCCAATTATTATTTGCGATTCTCTTTCATTAATTTTTAAATATTTCTCTGTATATTGCCATTCTTCAATCATAAATTATATATATTTTTGGTAGGAATTCTAACCAAAAAACTTAAATAAATAGATAAAAAAAAATAAATAATTTA